CCTCCTTTCGGATATTTGTAGACCCATCGGGATAGTTATTACTATCAGATCACTGTATGTAGTGAATACATCGGTGTTGTCATTATCAGGATGCTCTCTCAATCTTTCAGTACGATTGCGAGAAGTTACCAGAAATTTTACTCAAACCATATAAAACCTTACAAGTATCATCTTTAACAGATGTCCTTGATTTGGGTTTTAAATCAAACTTGAATCAAAGAGATTCAGCTTTTCTTTCTCAAGAATCAGCTTTATCTCGTTCAAGATTGAAACGGTGGTAAAAATTCTTATCTTCCTCAATCGACTCAATGAACTCTTCGATGTCAAAGTCTGGATCTCAATCAGTTAGATTTTCTTCAAATCAACCGATTGTAGCTCCTTTAAGACCAAGATCATCGATAGAGCCTCATTTCTGAAAGATGGCTTTAGGGTCTCCCGCAAAGAATTGTAATACATTTGATAACATTAAGTCATCAAATTTAATTTCCAATTTCTTAGCAAGAGTTAAAGCCCTATTAGCTGCAACATTGGCGAACTCTTCCTCATAATCATCATAGATTTCCTTACGGATTTCTTCATGTGATCATGGGTAGCGAGCCAAATCTATTCCTTGATTAGTACTATCTAGTATTAATTTCAACGATGAAAGTAAAGGCAAATGCAGATCTTTTGTATTAAAATCAAAAGTTTCTACAGGTGCAATTACTGATTCCACTAACCATCGGTGCGGAATTACATTTTTTGAATGTAAGACCCCGAGAATGGCAAGGATCGGGTTTAAAAGGTCTTTAACAGATCTTTTAAGCCCTCCAAAACGAGAGATTAATCTAACTAAAACACTTATTGAAGGTATCATTTCTCGATTACGATAATCAAGAAACTGACCAATTCTATCTCCTAAAGAGATAGACAATAGTTGTTTTAGCGGTACAGGAGAAACATCAAACTTACCATTTATTGTCCTTTTGGCAAACTCGAAAACGGGTTTGTTGGGAGAATTAATAGATTTAGTAAGATTGATGGTAACACCCAATATCGTACAAAGCTCCAAATATTTCTGAGCTAGTACGGGATTGAATATCACTAGATCATCACCTAAAATTTCATACTGTGTACATCAATAACCAGTCTTAAATAAATTATTATCTAAGCTGACCAATGAGTACGCATACTGAAGAATAAAGTGATGTGTTAGTGCTAGAGCCGATCATGAAGAATAAGCTCCCATTGGTTGTCCAACTGAATAAACATAAGGACCCTGAGAAACATCATATTTCTCAGCATCTTTATCGTTTAAAAAGAATTCTCTATCGATCATCAGCTTACGTCACGCTTCCCCCAAACCTGGTATACCATATAATCTTTCGATTATAAGGGCACTAAGTGAAGAGGGTAAACGATCCGTAGCAGCTGATAAATCGAATGAGAAAGCACAATCAAATTCTAAAGCCTTATCACGGCTCCGTTTAACGGAGGCGTCCTGATCAAATGTTCCATCATTGGGAATTATTCTCAATAATGAAAACATAGAATCATGTAAAGGTTTTAAAACTGATTGTGTCAAACAATCAACTAGAGCGAAGACACGAAGTTTTCCCGCAGCCTCTTCTTTAAGGGCAAATTGCCCATAAAAAGAGACACTAGAACATTTCATAGTAAGGTTGAAACCTTGCTGACCGAAACGGTCAGCTAAGTCAGCAGCCTGTTGTATTTTTGTTAAAAATAACTTTGAACGGCTAAAACCGTTCGAAGCTAAAACAGAAATATAACTCTCGATATTTCTACGACAAGATGAATCTTGTGACAAAAGATAATAACATTCTGTTAAAATCCCAGTCCAAGCTATCTTAGCCGTAGGAGATGCCGAGGTACTAATTACAAATGAACTAGGTGCGAGTTTAATCGTACTTCTTCATTCTTCGTAACCTGAAAGAGAAGAAAATAAAGCTCCGTCTTTAATTGAATTCATGATTCGTTCCAAAACGATAGCGTCTCCTGTAAAAGGAGAGGTTATAGTTTCTGTTTTAAGTTTATATGAGCATTTCAAAACTCTATAAATAGAAAACAACGAACTTCAGAATCTAATAATAGACGGATGACCTTTCTTAATTAATGAACGATCCTTCGATCCTATACAGGATGGAAGGCCATTTATTAGTCGAGGTAAAGGTAAATCAGGTTCCAGACTTCTTAAAGTTAAGAGATTATCATTAGCTTGAGCCTTTTGAAGGGCTACATAGCAACATTTTAATCATTTAATTGTGAAGTCGGATCCATGATGCTTATTTAAGTGCAGGACCAAGTTGAAAAACTTGGTAATGATAATGACACGATTCCGAAGCCCTGAAATCCTTCCCATTGATAAAGTTAACAACTTTAAAAGTGGAATGGATAGCAGGCTCCCCTTAATTGCTAGCAATTTAGAGGAGATTGGGAACATCTTGTCCGTTATCTTCTTGTTCTTACGAACTTTCAGACGGCGGGTAACCGAAGTTACAAACAAAACACTCGTTGTTTTAGCAGCATATAGTGTGATATAATAGACGGAAGCGAAAGGTATAATTAAATTATATACCAGAAAGAATTCAGCTAATGTACAAATCTGATTAGAAGTAGTTTCATCCATCACTGGATCAAACAAAAACTTATAACCAGGTTTATGCAGAGCATCGAAAACTTGATCGCTCTCAGATATTATGATCAATTTGGAATCCGATTTATATATTAGTTGAATCCCGGAAGTTCTATGAACTCACCAGGTAATTCACCATAATGTAAAAATCAGATAACCAAAAGGTCCACAATATATGAATATCCCTCTTAATGTTAAGAATGAAATTAGATAATCAAAAAGATATCGAAATAAATTCATAGTATTATTTGGGGTATGCTAAACCTACAGGGTCCCCCTGAAAATTATTAGGGTCCGACTTTTCGGATCTTTCACCTCCTATACCATTAAAATGGTCAGGACGGAATAATAATATCAGGCTCCCGCAGTGTGAGGAAACTCACATTGAACGAATGTACTGTCAAGAATTGCGCAGTTCTCAATTAAGAGGACGCCAGTTCTTGCTCCAATACCGAATCCGTCATGGAAAAACACTCAAAAGAGTGTCGCTCTTTAGACGGGTCATTAGACTGATCTCTCAGCGTGTTTAATTTCTTAAACACAGTAGTACCCTTTAGAGGATCTAATTCAATAGATAACCTCATAAGATTAGG